CATCAATAATTGAGTTTCTTTTTAAATCTATTGGTTTTATAAATAACGCTGTTGCCATATCTTATTTGAAATTAGGGTGATGTCCATTATTAGGCATATCCTTTGGTGCTACCTTAGCTTTCTTATGTCCTGCTGGTGTAGGCTTATATGACTTAGGTATGCTTTTAACTTCATCATAGTTTTGTATTTTCTTTTTCATAGTCTTTGATTTTAGCCTATACAATACCTCACTAAAGAAATGACCACAGTTTACTCCCCCTTTGTATTTAAATAAATCGTATGCTTGTCCTTTATGTCCAAATGATCTATTTACTCCAGCTCTACTTGCCTTATCAATATCCTCAATTCTATAAACTACTCCTCTTTGACTTCTCGCCATCATAATTCTACAGAACTGTCTTGATTTGCCACTTGAATACTTTTGTGAATACTTATATCTTACTTTATATAAAGATTTGTCTAAGTAGCTAAAACCACTCTTTTTACTATCTATACTTCTTTTTTCTAATTGTTGTTCTTTACTGTCTATGTTTTTAGTAGCCCATTCTTCTATATCTTCGTTCTCCGAGCTGTACTCTCTTGCATCTACCTCTTCCCATCTATTAGAAATTTTCTCTCCTCTAAGCTCATCTAATATAATATCAAACTCTTCGTCAGATAAATCCTCTTGCTTTAGTTTTACACCTGTTTCTTCTTCTTTAGTTTCTTCATCCTCTACATTTTCTAAGTCTGTAAATTCTAAAGGTTGTAAAGTTTTAAAGTAAAGTTTTAAAGATATTTTATTATAAGAAAGTATTTTGTCAAAAGCATCTATCAATAAATGTTGGAAAGGCCTTATCACAGTATTGTCTAAAAGTGTAGATGCAGTCTTTAACTCATCTGCATTATTACCTAAACCTGTTTGATCTTTGATACCAATAAGCATAGGACTTACAATTCTATGAGATACCATAATCTTTTTTGTACTTTCTTCACTTAGGAATTGATACTGTTGATGTGCATCTGATAATTGTACAGGCTCTATGTTTGCTGCTGTTTCTGCATTGTCGTTAAAGGCTAAAATAAATTTACCACTATTTGATGTTCCTGAGAACTTTTGGTATATTCTTTGCTCTATAAGCTCCCTTTCTTCTTCATTCGGTACTCCGTTATTAAAATTAATTAACATACTTGGAGACATACCATTCATTATATTATTTAAATGAAAGTTTCCTATCTCCTCCTCTAGCTCTGAATATTGCAAACCACCTTGATAATCAACAGGACTATAGTAATGAAATCCTGCTCTATAAGGCCTTACATATAATATCTCTATCGCCTCTTTGCTTGTACCAAAAGCAGGTATTCTTTTTGCTTTACTTGTAGGTTTATAATTAGACCAGTCAGAAAAATAATAATAAGCCTCTATATCTCCATCATCATTACACTTCTCAGCTCTTAGTGTTTCCACAGGAAAGTGTTCTATTTGTGCTATTGTATTTCTATCCTTAGAATAAATTACCTGCATTGCACATTGACCCATAAGTTTTAAGTCATAACAAAGTTTTCTCGTGCAGTCTGCATTGAATAAAGAAATCATCTTTGCATACTCATCAGGCTTCTGATTTGAATTTGTAGCATCTAGGCCTCTACCATATATCATAGCAGAGATTGCATTTATGATTGCATTGTTTGTAGGACTACCATTGTACCTGTCTATAAGGTATTTGAAATAATTATTATCCTCTCCATAAGCTACCCACTCTTTATTTTTGTATTCTACAACTTTTGGTGTTGTATAACTACTTAAATTTATAAATCTTAAATCGTTCATACTATTATATAATCGTTATCGTGCGATCCTGCTGTTTCATCAAAAGTATATTCTCCACTATTAATATCATAGTAATCATTGTTTGCTTGATTAATAGTTTGGTCTGTGCAAAATATTTTGTCTTTGTAAACAACACTTGACCCACTTAGTAAAGTTAAGTCATAATATCTACCCTCTTTCAAAACAGGACTTATAGTTGCTGATACTCTTTTATGATTTGTTACATCACTAGCATTAACACTTGCACTAAATACTTCTTTGTTCTTACTTGTATCTCTTAATTTCATTGTATATGTAGATGCAAATGTTCTTGGTATTACATCAAACGTCTGAGCAGAGCTACTCGTAGTGAATATCTTCATACTTATATATCGAAATAATAATGCTATTTTGTATAGATATAAAAAAAAAGGAGGCATATAGCCCCCCTTTATTTATAAACCATAACTCTTTATGCGTTAGGATCAATAGGTGAAGTAGCATCATCTGATGGTGCTGCTGCACAGAAGAATGGTGGGTTAGTTTCTTGTGCAGTCAATACTAATGTAAAGCCTGACAAGTCGCCCATTGCTGCTCCTGTTACCATTGTTCCTCCACTTACTTCGCATCCGTGTATCTTCCCTAATAAGAAAGCATTACCGTTATAATCTTGTACTACAACTTGAGGCCTACCGTGAGCTAGTAATTTAATTTGCTCTTGCGTAGCCTTATCTAAAAATTGTAATGTAAGATTTAAAGTGCTTTCGTAAAAAGTTGTTCCATTTTCCCTTGAAGAGTTTATGGCTGTTTCTAAAGATGAATTACCTTTTAAATCGTATCTGTAAAAATCTACAGAGCCATCAAGAGTAACAGAGCCATCTGCTGCTATTGCTAAATCTCTCGTTGTATTATTGTAGTTAGAAAAGTAAACAAATCTTAATCCACCTACACCTGATTTACAAGCTAATGCTCTTCCGTTTGTTATATTACAAGCCATATTTTTATTTTTTAAAAAAAAAGGTAAGTAGGCTTTTACCCACCTACCTATTTTATGTTAAACATTATTACGAGTATAATACAATATCAGAGCCAATTCCGTGTTGTACTCCTGCACTTCCTCTTAATACTACTCTTACATTTTGACTTCCGTCAATGTCAGCCATATCAATTAACTTAACTTCTTGCCAGTCGTTTAATAGACCAGTACCAAAGAATAAGTTTGATGATTCAGCAGCTACCATTGTATCAGCCGCTAGGCCTGGAGCTGTGAATAATGGAACACCTTGAAAGTTCATCTCAGTTTGTCCAACGTGATACAATTCTCTATATCCTAAAGCTGCTTGAGCTTGGATGTAGAACTTTGCTGCACTTGTTGGTAGGTAAATCTTAACATCTTCTTTTGAATATACTGCACTTGGGATAGCATCAACTACTTTTCCTAATTCTGCAATAATGTTTGAAGCTGATAATGTAGTACCTGAAACATCTACAACGTCTCCGTCAGCAAGTAATAACGTCTTAAATCCGTCAAACTCTCCTGCGTTAGCAGTTGCTCCGTTCCAAATGTTTTGCTCAACTTTCTGTGCTACTTTAGCTGCAACTTGTGCAATTAAAAAGTCAGAAAATCTCTTTGGTAGATTGTCATACTGACTGAAGCCCATTGATTGAGCATCCCAGTCTTGTCTGAAATCTTTTTTACATAGTTGTAAATTCACTTGAAATTCCTCAGGTTGTAGGATTCTCTCAGTTAATGTTACAGTTGAAGTAGGGTCAAAGTCGCAAGACGCATCTTTTAAGATACTATCCAATGCCATTTTCTTGATTACTTCTTTAAATTTAATATTGGGTTTTATTGAAACCCCGCCTTGTGATAACGTAACTCCACTTAATAAAGCTGCTGCTATATATTCACCAGCAAACTCACCTGCATAAGTAGTAGTTATCGAAGTTGTAGTCGCCATATCTTTTTATTTATTTATTTAATTAATTATTAACTTGGATCAGTAGCTGTAATTGACCCTGCTGAGTTTCCGATTCCCCAAACATACCATTTGTTACCATCAGACCAAATATCAATAAAGTCTCCTACTGATTCTGCTGATGCTACAAAGTTAATTTGGTCTTCTCCTGAAGCTGCAACACTTGCTCCATTAACTACTAAAATACCATCTATATTGTCTCCCTCTGCACTATCAATGATATAGTTTGATGTATCAAAAGCATTTGCTACAACAAATCTAAAATGTAGTCCTGATTCAACTGACGGTAATGTTACCGTTACACCTGCACTTGCTGCAAGTTCGTACCATTTTCCACTATCTGCTGCAGTCAATGTAACTGCTGCTGATACTGAATCAACATCGTTTTTAATTCTTACGACATCGTTATTTATATGCGTTAATACTGCCATAATTTTATATTTATTTATTTATTACTTATAGTTTCCATTACTCTATCAAGAGTAGATTTTGTCCTGTTTTGAGCAAACTTAACTTTTAAGTTGCTTTTCTTTTCTTCAGGGTTGTGCTTTAAAGGCTCTGCAGCAGGTTGAGATAATTCTTCTTTTAGAATTTCTTTTTCTTCTGCTTGGCTATTTAAAACTTCTGTAACTGCTAAAGATACTTCCTCTTGAATCTGTGATGACATATCCTCTTTATCTTTTGGAGACATCATTTTTTCAACCATATCTTTAAGTTCGTCCATTTCTTTTCTGAACTCTTCTCTAGTCACATATCTCATTTCTTCTTTGTCGTCCTCTTTTTCTTCATCCTCTTTTTCTTCTTCCTCTTGAGCTTTAATTTCTTTAATCACCCCTTCTTCTTCGACAACTAATAAACGATTATCTTCTAGTTCGTACTCTCCAACTGGTAGAGCAACATTTTCGTCCTCAGTTTTAATAAAGACCTCTTTACCTGATTCAAAAGCATCTGCTTCTAAAACAGTTCCGTTCTCTAATTTGAGTTCAGCTAACTGGATGTCAGATAGCTCAACACCTAAGAGATTTTTTACTTGTTTTATCATTTCTGTAGCTTTCATAATTATATATCGCTTTTTTAAATTAATTTTGCATTTTTAACTGCTTCTTGTTATTTGACCTATGCCTTGTGCGTGTAGTTCTCCAGTACAACACTCAATTTTGTAAGTCAATTCGTCTTTACATAAACAAGCTCGTCTCCCCCCTATTGGACTTGTATAGCTAGGTATGTAATCTTTTTTCTTCATTTCTTATTGCTTTTAGGATGTCCTTTTGGTAGTAAATCAAAATCACCTGTGTACTTAGGATTTTGTGGCCTACCATTTCTTACTAAATACATATAAGCATTTACTCGTGCTTGAGCCCAAGCTGTAGGTGATTTTATTCGAGGACTATGAGATACGTTGAACGCACCTAAGCCTCTTTGAAATACTGCTTTTAATTGTCCAACTGTTACACCATAACCAAGTTTCTTTTTGTATCTCTCATTAAAGTCATCTGACTTTTTTTGTAAAGAAGCTAAATCTTTTTGTGAGACTTTTGCTCCCCTGCTTGTTGAAGCATCTCCTTTAGCTGTTCCTTTACCTTTTGGATTTGGATTAGGTGTACCTGACTTTGGTGCTTTTTTACTCGGTCTTATACCTCCTCTTGGCCCTATCTCTGCCATTTTTACGCACTTATGTTTTTGGTAATCTTTCTTATATCCTTTTGGACATTCATATTTCTTAAACTCTTCTTCTGTTAGTGCGTGTTTTTCACAAGGCATATACCAAATCTGATTCATATAATCGTGGGTATGTATGCCCTCGCAACCTATGTCTTTTGCAATTTTCTCAGCCATTTCTTTTGTAGCATAACCTAATCTGTCATTTATAATTGCAAAGTCATCATTTACTTTTTCACTATACAAATCTAATTTACCAAGCTCTTTAAGTTTTCTTTCTGAATATCTTTTTGCTGCAAGACCACCCCATAGTAAATATGAGATTGTACCACAAGCCTCCTTGTCATCAGGTTTGTAATATTCCTCAGCTCTTGATAAGAAAGAATACATCCTACTAATAGTCTGTTCACTTATTGCTTTACCTTGTGCTAATTGTTGTGCCCTAAT